CAATTATGAGTTGCTCGCTTGACCGTTAAGCTTCACCCCAGTTGAAAGTTTGGTAGCTCCAGTGGGATTCGAACCCACACTTTACAAATTTTAAGTTTGTTGCCTGCTGCCGTTGGGCTATGGAGCCTTTGTGAACCTATTCTATCAGTAATTGGCCGCGAGTCAAGACTAAATATTGATTTTCGCAAAAAAAAAGTGTAACATATTTTATAATAAAAAATCGCAGTTCTGTGAAAAGTCTGGATCTTTATTAAAAACGATTAATTTCCACTATGTCAGCGCAACAATATAATTTCCAGAATTTAAATCAATTAGCTCACACCGCTGGGCAAATTCCATTTTTATATGACCGCACTGAAGACACATACAGACCAATAGAAAAAAGCGATTTAAGTTTTGCCAATTCAGAAGGATCAACATCTTTTGACGCTTTTGGCAGAATGAGAACTTCAAGTCCATTAACATTGTTTGATTCTAGCCATAGATACGCCGACAACAATCTTTGGTCAACAGCGAGTGGAGTCAGTGGCAGTGTCTCATTTAATCAAAATGAGGGGCTAATGGAACTAAATGTAACCAACGCTTCTGGTTCATTTGTTACTAGAGAAACAACAAAAGTTTTTTCTTATCAACCAGGAAAAAGCTTACTCAACTTAAATACTTTTGTAATGTCTCCAGCGAAAACTGGTCTTAGACAAAGAGTTGGCTATTTTGGCGCTGATAATGGAATGTATTTGGAACTTGTGGATTCAACATTGAATTTCGTTGAGCGCTCATTAGTTGATGGCACTCCAGTTACAGAAACAAGAGTTCCTCAATCAGCTTGGAACGGCGATAAACTAGATGGAACTGGTGCGTCTGGATTTACTTTAGATATAACCAAAGCACAGATTTTATGGATGGACATAGAATGGTTAGGTCTTGGATCAGTAAGAATGGGGTTTGTTATCAATGGCAGATTTATTTTATGCCATACATTTCACCACGCAAACATCATTGATTCAACTTATATCACTACAGCATCTTTACCGCTTAGATATGAAATAGCAAATACTGCCGCGACTTCTGGTGCTAGTAAACTAAAACAAATATGCTCTTCTGTGATTTCAGAAGGTGGTTACGAACTTAGAGGTTTGCAACAAGCCATAGCTACTCCCATCAACTCCCCAAGAACTCTTGGAACTATTGGAGTAAAATACCCTATTATAAGTATTCGTTTAAAATCCACTAAATTAGATGCGATTGTTATTTTAACAGCACTATCTATAATGGGTGATACAGCAGGAAAGTTTAATTGGTCTTTAGTTGCTAGTGGTGTAACAACAGGTGGTGCATGGCAATCTGCTGGAGACTCTTCTGCGGTTGAATATAAACTTGATGGCGTTAGCTTTAGCGGTGGAAGAACATTGGCTTCTGGTTTTTTTACCTCTACAAGCACGGTATCAACTAACTTAGATATTTTGAAAGAAGCCTTGTTTAAATTTCAACTAGAAAGAAATACTTTTACTAGTCAGGCGTTTGAATTAACATTAGTTCTTGCATCAGACAGTTCCAACGACAGAGTTTTTGCTTCTATGGACTGGGAAGAAATCAGCAGATAATGGTAGCTCGCCTCAGATTCGAACTGAGAGACACAATATCTTGAGTATTGCCGCATTGCCAATTAGCGCAGCGAGCCATTGAATTAAAAATTAGGTCTGTCTAGGATTTCACGTTCGTTCCGAGAAGCTGTATACTCACCAGAGCCTGTTGGGAATCGAACCTCACCGCCTCCATTGTCTATCTAAACACCCGTGGTCAATTACGCCACTAAGCTGACCCTTATTCTAGAAATTGTTTATTCGCTTTTAAAATCAGGAAGTTTCAAAAGATGTTCCATGATTTTTTCATTACCGACTATTTTTTCGTTTTTAACGGTAATTAAAGTAGGAACTGCTCTGATTCCCCATTCTTTACAGAAATCTTTATTCTCATCGGCATCGACAAAATCGATGTCTTTTGGCTTTGAAGCAAGAAAAGATTTGATTGTTTTACATGGACCGCACCATGCAGCAGTTACTAGAGTGTCTTTGTTTATCATTTTTTGTTTTGTAAATTGGTAGCTCAGGTGGGAGTCGAACCCACAAGATATTCTTCGTTCTAAGCGAAGCGACTTTACCTGTTTTGTCAACTGAGCCATTTGGTGCGAATGGCGGGATTCGAACCCGCACTATATAGTCCCTTGAACTATTGCCTCTGCCAGTTGCGCTACATTCGCATAAAATCTATCAATTCACTCAAGTTCCGCATATCAGAATCATGCTCTAGCCAAACGTTATCACAAATCGTTTTCCGAAACACACCCTTATCAATGAGGTCTTGAGCGAAATTCCAACCCTTTAAGGTCACTTCATCATTAGATGATGATACATCAGTAACTCCCCAAACAACCAACGCTTTTTGACGAGCGTAAAATTCTAGCTGTTTTGGAGGGATACATCTTTTGAATTTATCCCACTGTTGGACCCTCAAGCCCTTAACTTCTATTTTTAAGTTTTTAAAAAGAATATCACTTTGCTTATCTGAATTAGTCAGGATGGCAGCAATACCATTACTAGTTAAAAATTGATGTGTCGCAGCTTCGCATTTCAGACCCACTAAAACACCATCAATAGTATTGTGTCGATACCGACCGCTACCGTTTTGACTTACTTTAGCGTATTTTTCAAATGAAGCTTTAGCTTTTTCTACGACGAGATTATAGTTTGTAAGAGTAATTTTCATAGAAAGAAATTGGTAGGGGATGAGGGAGTCGAACCCCCGCGATCTGAATGTAAATCAGACAAGCTACCATTACATCAATCCCCCATTAAAAAATAATCAAAAGTGTGCTTTTACGCCAAAGGTTTGAGGCTTCGGAACCTACTTGTTGACACCATCCGATTTTCTTTGGTGCTGGCTTTTAACCACAACGTATCAACTATTTACCCTCCCGCACATCATCAGTATGTTCTATTACCGAACTAGCTGACATTTCGCACCCAAAGGTAGCTACACCACTCTTTAAAGGTCGTATATTGCTATACGAGGTTTCTCAATCCATGGCTGCTTCTAAGCCGACCTCCTTTTGATAATGAGAATGTCTAATTCTATGGCACACAGCACATAGTAAAGAGCATTTATCTAACTCTTTTTTTATTGATTCAAAACTTTTTGCTTGTTTGCCAATTGAAAAATCTTTTTGATTAGGATCTTTGTGGTGAAAATCATATATGCTCGGTATATCTCTATTTTCTCCACAGTCTTCGCATTTTCCACCTAAATATAAAATCGCTTCTCTTTTAATTTTTTGCCTACGTTTCGTAGAGATTTTTATGCGACATTCTTTACAGTTACAATCCCAAGTATTATACGTTTTTTCTTTATTATACGCTTTTTGTGGATAAAAATATTCAATAGGTTTTATTACAAAACAGGATTTACATTTTTTTTCAGTTAAATTTTCAGCCTTCATGCTCTTTATTACACCAGAATAAAGAGTTAAGCCGACATTCTTTTGATTAAAACTGACGCGCCGACTGGACTTGAACCAGCATAAATCTGCTTTGCAGGCAGTGAGATAGCCATTCTCCCCACGACGCGATAAAAACTGTCCCCACTACCGAATAAACACAGTGACTATTTTCTGATGGCCACGAATCCATCCATACTTTAATTTGTGTCGGACTGTCCTTGGCCTCATCTGGTCGTGATCCAGCTTTATATCCAAAGAATACTTTGAAAGATCTTGTTTTCAAAGGCAGGGAAAATTGGCCCCACAGGTCAGAATCGAACTGACTATTTAAACTCGTTTTGGAGGCGAGTCGCAACCGCCACTTGCTGCTGCGGGGATAAAATTGGTGCGGTGGCGGGTCGTCACTCCCGCTTTGCTAGGGACTCCGAAATACCCCGTATCTCCTTCTTCTTGGACATTCCGAGATTTAATGTCTTTTAATTCGGGTTTATTTTGACTAGACCGCATTGAAAATTGGTGGAGCCTATCGGAATTGAACCGATCTGAATTTTCTCATTGCAAGTGAGACGACCACCCCATGCAGTCCCAGACCCCATATTTATGAAAACTATTGAAAAAATTGGTGTAATGTGAGGGAATCAAACCCTGCTTCGAAATCATCTGATCATATATGATCCCAGCGGTCATGCCATATCATCCCATTTGAAATTGGCGGGGCAGACGGGACTTGAACCCGCTTTACTTCTCTTCGACAGAGAGACGACTCGACTCTTTATCCTCAACCCCATATTAATGCCTACGTTCGTCGTAGGACTGCCGCCACACTCTTCTCTTTTTTAACGTGCTGGTGTGATCTGCACAAAGTGGTAGGCAATGGGGGAGTCGAACCCGCCGTCTCTTGATTCGTATTCAAGTATTCTTCCATTATACTAATCGCCCGTTTGAAAATTGTTGGAGGCTCGATGGAGAATCGAACTCCAGTATCACCCATACCAAGGGTGCATAATAACCATTATATGATCAAGCCATTTAAATACTTCGTGCTGGGAACGATCCAGCGACCCGACCCTTATAAAGAATCCGCTCTACCACTGAGCTAACGAAGCGTTGAATATTAGATTGATTATGCAGATATTGGATCTTTTGTCAACCTGTTTTTTGATTTTTTTGAAATCTGATGCCTAGCTGCGGATTCGAACCGCATTAACATTTCCGCGATTAGCGCGTGGATCACCAAGCATCCGATGCCAAGGCAAATAAATTGGTCTAACGGGTGGGATTCGAACCCACGACGGTAAACACTCTTGTCCCCGCTACCTGATTCCAAGTCAGGCTCCTTACCAAGCTAGGCAACCGCTAGATATAAAAATGGTCGCTCGCTAGGGAATCCAACCCTACTCGTTTCCGTCCCAAACGGAATGCATACAGACAGCCTGCCCGCGAACGATATAAAAAATACGTGTAGTCAGAATCGAACTGACGTATCAACGTTGGCAACGTTGTGTAATAACCATTATACGATACACGCTTTGAAAAACACATCCCAAATTACGCTTGCGTCAGAGGCGTGGGATGTCAATGAAATTGGTAGGCACGGCAGGAATTGAACCTGCGTCTCCACTTTATCAAGGAGGGGCTACAACCACTCAGCTACGCGCCTATTAAGCACCAAACTGGTTCGCATATTAAGAGGCGTTTTGGTGACTGTCAAGAATTTTTTTAACTCTTTGAACTGTTGATATTCCTTTGCCAGTTTTTTTGGCCGAAGCCCGAATTGAACTATTATTAAGCAATAAATCAACAATATCTTTATGTTTTTGCAAAATTTGATCTGAAGTATATCCACTTTCTTTGGGGCGACCCATCTTTTTTAAAGATTTTTTAATACCAGCTTTGATCAATAAACCATGATTAGTAAAATTCAAATTATGAATTTTTCCATGACAAGACTCACATAATTTAACTGTTTTAGTGCCGCCCAAAGAACGAGGAACTACATGATGATTATGAAGACTCCCATTACAATTACATTCGAAACATTTATTCATAAAAAATTGGTTGGACTGGAGAATTTCGAAATCTCGACTTCACGCTTATCGGGCGTGCGCTCTGCCTCTGAGCTACAGTCCAATTATTACAGGGAACAGGCTGCTTTGGTATTTTCGCGCTTTATCCAACTAAGCTACTCCGCGATACGCGGAGACAGGATTCGAACCTGCGTCTCGTCTGCCAAATAGAAGTAACCAATGCATATCACCACTATAAAAACATTAAAAATGGAGGTCAAAGTGAGATTCGAACTCACGGTGTTTGTATTCCATCTTACAAGGATGGCGCTCTCGACCACTAAGCGACTTGACCATAAAATTGGCTCCCAAGGGTGGGATCGAACCACCGACATACTGGTTAACAGCCAGTCGCAACTACCGCTGTGCTACTTGGGAATTGAAAAAAGAAACAAACAAACCTCATTCTAATTTTTGTTTTAATTGCCCCGCTACGGGAAACGCTAACAACAAGAGTCTGATTAATAATAACGGATAGGTTTTAGCTTTGCCTTGGTGGTTACAATAGTTTGTTTGAAATTGGTGCAACAAGTGGGAGTTGAACCCACACGATAGCTGAGTAAGAGTCAGATGCCCGTCCGCTGTGGCTTTTGTTGCATAAAAAAAATGGTGCCGTGTGGGTTTCGTCCCACTTATTACCTAACCTCCGCTTTTCACAGCATTGGACGCCGACAACGATACGACCCCGTTATTGAAATTGGTCAGGGCGCTGGGTAACGATCCCAGTTCTGCAAGTTAAAAGCCTGCTGCTTCACCATTAAAGCTTCACCCCGTTATTAAAAATTGGTCCTTTTCACTGCGCTTGCATCAGTTTCCTCCACCTCCACGGTGGTAGCATTACTATATATGCCGATCCAAGGATTTTAAATTGGCCCCTGTCGCCCGTTTCGATCAGGCATCCTACTCGTCTTCAGCGAATCGTGCAGACCACTTACACCAGACAGGGATTAAATTTGGCGGGTGCGGTAGGATTTGAACCCACGGGCAGCTTTCACCACCTTCGGTTTTCAAGACCGACGCCATAAACCACTCGACCACGCACCCATAAAATGATTCTCGTTAACAAGCTTTGCTACGCTGCTTTGATTAATAATTATTTTTATTGCGCTTAATGCCCGCGCCTATTCTATTGATTATTCTCTCTTGCAGAGACTCTGGCATGAGCCATCTCCAACGTATCTTGTCGTTAGGCGTCCAAACGAGAAAATTGGTAGGCCGTAGAGGAATCGAACCTCTATAGTCTGCTTAGAAGGCAGAAGTCCTATCCGTTGAACGAACGACCCATTGAAATTGGTGGGTAAGGACGGATTCGAACCGCCATTGTTCACTCTATGAGAGTAGATTTACAGTCTACCGCAACACCACCGTCGTTGCCGCTTACCCATATATTTTGAAATTGGTCGCTCCCCATGAGGCTCATGAAACCTCGCGCTTGCAAGCAGGGAGCTATTTGGGCAGCAAATTAGGATTCGAACCTAAATCCTCCCATCAAAAGTGGGAAATAATAACCGTTATACCATTCGCTGCTTTTTAAAAATTGCACGGTGTTTTCTTTCTCTTCAGATCACCGAAATTCTGAAGGATTAGCGCATTATGGCTGTTGAAACACCCTTTTTGCTAATCAAAATTGGTAGGACAGATCGGAGTCGAACCGATACAATCGAGCTTATGAGACTCGCGCAGCACCACTACTGCATGCCGTCCAGTTAAAAGAATTTGAGGCAACAGGCGACAAGGGGTTTTTGGTTTCATTAATAGTGAAGAAGTATCCCTTATCTAACAGCACTCAAAAATTGGTTGCGGGTGGGGCGCTTGAATCCCCCAGAATAGAGCTTATGAGACTCTCGACTAACCATCTTGTCCTACCCACGATTTGAAATCTATTACTTATTACAATGTTTGTCAACTAAAAAAGCTGTCCAGTGCAGACTGCGTGGAAGTCTTGTAATTTACTGCACCTACTCTCACGGAGAATTGAACTCCGATCTGCTGGTTGAAAACCAGATGTCCTGACCATTAGACGATGAGAGCATTTAGATTTTTTGTATTTAGTAGGTTTATTACACCCTAATCTCCCTCTCGGACTTTAGCGGCTTCAGGCGCTCGCTGCCGTTGATGTTTTGACTATACCAGACGTTCTGAATTTGTCAACGTCTTTTTTGAGAATCTTTTTTGGTCAAAAAAAACCCAGCTTTTGAGGGCTGGGCAAAGAGAACAAAAAATCTTTTTTACCCGCGATTAATCGACATCCCACTCAGTATTTGAGAGGTTTGCGATTGTTTTTGATGGATTAAAATATCTCATTTAAAGTTCTTACACTCTATTCTAAGAATTGAACGCTTTTTTTCAATTTTTATTTAGAATTAATGCAAAAAACCCTCCCATTCTTGCCGAATCTTTGGAGCATTGAGCATCAAAGCTGGAATCAATGGAGCTTTTGGAATGTTTCCATTCACATCGAACCAAGGAGAATGCGAACTCTTCTTGGTGTTGCAGGAGCGACAAGCAAGAACACGATTTTCGTGATCATCTGTGCCGCCTTTGCTTTTTGGCTTAACGTGATCGATTGTCAATTCAGACAAAGCGGTTTTGTTAAGGCAGTATTGGCAAATGTAGCCATGAATTTTAGCTAGATCGTAAAGACTAAGCTTTCTTTTCTTTGGTCTACGGAAAAATTTGCTAGTAACAATGATGATTGTTGGAATCGGCCATGCAGACTTTGCACTTCGAAGCATTGGTTGATCTTCATAGAATTCTGCCAATTCGTTCCAAGAACTCAAAGAGTGAAACAATACACCATTTTTATCTAATGCAGTCGCGTGACCTTTTAGAAGGTGAGTGAATGCTGCCCTAGCAGTAACCGTATTGATCGGTTGCCAAGCGTTATTGAGTAGCAGTGTAGTTTTTGAATCTGAAGTTACAATGTTCATCTAAGTTCATGTTTGAATAGCCTCCATCTTTCGGAGTCAATTGACTTAATACCAGAATCAATATTTGTCAAGACTTTTTTCACTTCGTCAAAAGAATCGTAAATATATTTGTGAGGTAGCATTCCCATTACCCATAGGGGCGTTTTTGATTTTCCGCCTTCAACAACCACAAAAATTGGTCTTTTCATTCGAACTGCCCAAGAAAGTTCTTCGACGGTTCCGTATGTTGGAACTTTTGGATTTAAAAAGCAAATAATAAAATCACTGCGGTCTACCATTGACAAATCGAAAGAACGAACTTTTTTAAAGTGATGAGCAACTTCGTCAAATTCGCCGCTGTCCATCAATTGATACATTCTTTCGTGAGTGTTTTCATCTTCATCTGGAGCATTGACAAATGGATTTTTGTATGGATCGAAATAAACCACACCCATTTTCTTCAAAAATCCAGCAATATCCTCACGCCATGATCTGCCCTCGCCGTATTGCATCCCGCCTATTAAATAAGTCTTAGTTCCCTTGAGGATATTTGGTTTTTGCTCGCTCATATGCTTCTTGTTCTGTATTGAAAAATCCCAAACACACAAATTTATTACTTTCGTAATAATAAGCTCTCCACTTCTTCATTGCTTTGTGGAAAGCCACTCCTTTATAGTTTGAAGATTGCTTTTTCTTTGTTATAAATTTTTGAAAGTGACTTTCTAGATCTTCACGTAAATAGCTATCTTTATTGTGCGGAAAATTCAATTTAGCGTCAGTCCCATATATGAAAAGGCAACACTTGTCATAAGCTTCTTGAGCCTGATCTTTAGTTTGAAATGATTTACAATACTCTTTTTTATCAAACTGAATCCTGCATAGATAGCGTAGCCCCTTTTTACGAACGCCAATTTCTTTTTTTTTGGATTTTTTCTGTTGAGATTGTCCCATTAATTTTCTCGTTTCCTTGCTTGGGTCTCTACCCTGATCGGTTTCGTTAACTAAATTATACCCAATTGGGGCGAGAGAATTATATTGAATTATTAAGTGAGATTCTCTAACTGAAGCTTGTTCAAAGGTTAAATTCTCTTCTAAAATTTGAATCGAAAAAGAATCAATACCATATTTCAATATGGCTTTATGAAGGTATCGGCACTCAGGACGAGCAATGTGTTGTTTTAATCTTCTTGTAAAATCTTTGGTTTTACCAATGTAACATTTTCCAGTAGCTATATGAGTGAGCTTGTAAATCAGGTATTGCATAATACCTTTTACACGTAAAATCAATAATCGGTCACATGCAATTCACTTTAGATGTATAATGTTCGCAATCGAATTCACCTGCATCGTAGGTTGTTTTGACAGATTTTGGATAATTAGAAATCAACGAATAGCGCAGGCTATCCAGCATCTTTCTTTTTTGTTTTTTATCTCCTACAAAATAAAAGTATCTGTGTTTTGGCTGTGGGGGAATCTTTTGAATTCCATTTTCTGCCGCCCATGCAGCAGGTTTAGTAATGCCGAATTTATCGCGCAAAGTAATTGGGTGGGTTGGAACTCCATCGATCACATACAGTTTGTCGTGAGACAGTGTGGCTCCAGTGTATAGCCAATTTGTAGCTTGATAAACAATTCCAGAGTGACCATGAGCAGAGTCTGCATAGCTTACAATTGCGCAGGGCTTTGTGGAAAGAAGTTTTAGAGACTGAGAAATCAAAAATGATGCTGCGTTTTTATGTCCAGCATCTACAACGAGTCGAGTCAATTCGTAAAGTCTGAAATCGCGATTTTTAAAAGCGTGCTTTTGAATGGCGGCAGATGGCTGGCCAAAGCAGCAGACTCCGATCAATACGTCATTTTCGTAAAGGCCGAAACCTTCCCAAAAAATACCCAATCGTCTTGAGTAATGCTTGTTCGATACGACAGCGTTTGCGATTTTTTTTGTGATGGGCTTAACGATCATTGTAGTAGGTAGTCTTCGTCTAAGATGGTCCCATCGTATACCTTTCTCAGAAAAATGCAACCATTTTTTTTGCGAAAAACGTCAATCGCTCGATTGCTTATTTTAGAATAAGTTTTCGGTTTTTCCCTAAAGCCTAGATCTATCAAGCGTTTGGAAGATTTTAAATTCCAATTAAAATGGCAGCAAGTCTTGTATTGAAGCGGAACGTTAAAATGGCGAGCAATCAAATGAAAATAAAGCTCATCAGCAAAACGCAACCTGCGAGTATCGAAATATTTGCGCAATTTTATTTCATGTTTTGTAAAAATTTCTGCATCACTTCTACCGCAGACAAACCACTGAGAAACAAATTTCGCATTTTTTGGATCAAATGGATTTCTGTTTTCATTCAAGATTAGTCTTTTGAATCTCAAAAGAGACAGGTGTTCTTCTTGTGGCTGATCGCTAAAAGATAAAACTGGATACTCATCGAATACAATTTTACAAACTTTATCGATGCTATAGAGTGGACAGTGGCTTTCACTGATTAAAACAAATTTTTCATTCTCGGAATCTTGAAGAGCTACCATCAAAAGTCTCACTGTAGCCAAGACCAAAGAATATTTAGCCCATTCAGTTTCGACTTTGTAATCATTTGAAATCTCAAATCTTTTGAAGTAATCGTCAGATATGGGATTTTTATTATGAATATACAGATTGTATTTATCAGAATGCTCTTCGCAGAAGAATTTCTGCATCAATCCACCTTTCAAAAACGATGAATCGGTCAAAGCAATGAAAGCCACTTTTTTGCCCATCAACTCAAGTCAACATGAATATCCATTTTTGATAGTTCCTCGCATCGAGCGATAATATAATCTCGCGCAAGCGAAGGACTCATCTTTCTAAGATTCGAAACCTTTTTTGAGAAGACTAGGAAATTACCAGTCTGAGGGATTGTTTTCCTAGATTCATGATCATAGATCAATTCGTCCAAGACCTCATATCGATGATTAAAATTGATTTGAGCTTCAATCGGATCGATTGTAGTATTGCCAACAACATATCGAAAAATATCGTTGGCGTCAATTTCTACTTTCTTGCTCACTTGTTTCGAATGTCAAAGATTACTTCAGAAGAAACTTCCTTGCCATCTTTAAGCACATGCTCGACAACATACCCATTGGTTCGCTTCGCGCAATCCTTGGCCCAACCAAAACCGCCTGACAGTTCATTGCTGTAAGACTGCTGATAATTGCCGCGATGGTCGTAAACCCTGTATCGAATGGTTTGATTCATTTTTTGTTTGTTTATTAGTTCGTTGTTATTTTGTTTTGATTGCTGCGGTTTGTTGGTCGCATCAATCGTTGATGAGATCACTGTATTCTAAAATGTCGTCGCCGTCAAGAACAAATTTCAAATTTTTTGCAGAGAATTAAAAAGTAATTTCAATTCCAATTTTACCCACGTTCACATTGTCGCTGATGTAGCCTTTGATGATGACGGTATTTTTATTTACAAAAAAAGTTTCAGAAATTTCAATAATGTGCTTTTTGCCATCAATGAATAATTCGTGCATTTTATGCTCCAAATGTTTAATGTCAAAGTCAATCCGTTGAGATAGTGAAAAATGGGAAAGACTATCGCTGATGCCAATAATTTTTGCTTTCATTCTTTATATTAAAAAGTATATTTAAAAGTTTCAATATCGCGATAAAATATTTCTTCGACTAATTTTCTTGATTTGTCATTGTAATAGTTTCTATAATGCTTATGCTCTGTCGAATTTACATGAGGCAGTTTTGATGGGATGTGATAAACCCCCAAATCTAAAAGCATTTGCTCAAACGATGGCTGAAGATTTTCAAAACGAAGAATTTGTTTTGGCTGAAACGCTCCAGACATCCATTCCATTTGATCTTGGACTGGAAAAAAATCAATAGCTTTATTTGAGAATTTTTCTTTTGTAATATCGCAAAACTTTTCGAAAGATGGTTCTTCTTTTAAACCAAATAGTTTCCAGATCTGCATCTTATTCGCGAATGAATACATAGATACGAATCGATCCCAAGGATTTCTAACTATCGCAAAAGAATAATAATCAGAACATTTAACTGGTAGAATACTAGCAATCTCAGAAGGCTTTGCATGAGTAGGATCAAACCATCCCTTATACAAAGGCTTGTTCACGTTCTTCATAAAATAAGAACTGTATTTATTTACTAAGTTAAAAGCACCCAAATGTTGATAAACTGAGGTGCTGGCATTTTTGGGGATTCGAATAAAAATCAAATGCAGCACCCATTTACGATCAAAGTTTGGTAAAAAAAACTCGTTCATTACTTAGCAACGACAGTATATTTAATATTTTGTAGAATATCTGACATCTTGATTAACGATAGCAAGTCTTGGCGACCTCTACGTTGATAGCCAGTATATAGAGGCATTGCTACATCGACATTCAATTTAGTAAGATCACAAAGTCTTTCGCATAATCTGGCCAATAGCTTTCGATTAACCATAACGAAATCATTCTCACGTTCGAATGCAATTAAATCGGCGGCTCCATAAAGCCATCCTCTTTTGCCAGCCACATTCTTGAACTCAATCCACAATAGCTCATCGTTTACGCTATCGTCTTTGCGTTTCACCTTCTTTCGAGACTTAACTTCTACAGAGAACTTTAGATTATCTGAGGTTTCAATATAAAAGTCAATATGCTTGAATTGCTCCTGTCTAGATGATTCTGTGATTTTCGATCCACCTTTTTGAATAGCGGTTACGAAGCTAGACTCTGCGTTTTGTCCTAAAGCGAACGAAGATCCTGTTGTGTCATATTTATTTCTATAAGCCATTATGTATTCCATAATACAACAATTTCTTGTTTGTCAAGAATAATTTGAATATTCGGGTCTTTTTTGCTCAAAAAGTTCATGAAATGTTTTAGTTTGTGCTTTCTGGTTATTTGCGCGTGAAAGGTTCGTATTTCGGGATGAAGTTCGTAGTAGAAAAATCGAAACTTTTTAAAGTTTTCTAGGAACCCAAAATGATCGCCAAAAATAAATTCTATTTCTAGGTTTTGATTATCTCTTCTGACTGCAACGAAGAGTTTTACTTCATTGTTTACAGACCCCAAATACACCTCGCAAATCTGAAATAAAAATTCAATATATTCTTTGATTTTAATCATTGACGCATTCCTCGATGGCAAATGGCAAAAATCATAAGGCTTGGATTTGATGCAATAAGATATAAACTTTTCGCTTATTTCTTTGGTCGGTTGGTTTATTCGTTGAAACTGCATATGTATTTAATTATAATATGGTGTAAAATAAAACATGGGACAAGGACAAGACAAGATTGCTGCGAGTTTATTAGACTTACAACCTACAGCTATTGTAGAATTATTTCTGCTATATTTCAATACCGTTGATAAAGAAGGTGTTTATATTGCATTTCATGGTGGATCTGTTTTTTCGAGGGGTATTCAATGGCAAGGTATTGAATATCTTCCTGTTCCAGTTGAGTCCGAAGGTTTTGAAGTAAATGCCAATGGTCAAATGGCTCGCCCAAAAATTAGAATCTCTAATAAAGATTACTTCATGACCGATTTATTATTAAACAATCATGATTTGCAATTCGCTAAGATTGTTAGAAAAAGAACTTTCGTCAAGTATTTAGATGATGTGAATTTTGATGGCGGCAATCCTTGGGGTCAAGCAGATGCTTCCGCCGAAATCAGCAATGACACTTTTGTCATAAGTCAAAAAACAGCAGAGAATAAAATGTTTGTAGAGTTGGAGCTTACTTCTCCTCTTGATCTAGATAATTTCGATGTTAATAATCGCTTGATTTTATCTCGTTATTGTTCTTGGTATTACCGAGGAAATGGCTGCAAATACAATGGTCCTCCTATTGAAACAGAAGACGGCAGAAAAATAAACTATAGCGGCGAATGGAATTTGATACAAAATCCTTGGGCTATTGGTAAAGAATTTAAAAGCGGCGAACTCACATATATAGAAAATCCAAAAATTATAGTTGATGGACGTTCGGCAAAAATTTGGTATGCTTGTCAGGTGAATCATACATCATCAAGCCAATTTCAGCCTGGATCTAATGACTCTTATTGGTTAAGAGACGGCTGCAATAAAAAATTAGATGGCTGCAAAAAAAGATTCCAAAATGCCCCGATATGGACAGCGAACACAGTAGCTCAATCTATTACTAATAACTATGTTGATTTCTCTCATAAAGCTGGCTACAATGCTTACAATAATATTGCGCCATTAGCTTCAGTTACTGCATCTAGTGAGTATTCTAATTCTTATTCTGCCTCTAACATTAATGATTTGCAGACTGGAAATTTTTATTCTTGGTATAGTTCTGGAACTGGCGCACCTCATCCTTGGGTATCTTTACAATGGAATTCTCCAAAAACAATTGATAGAATTGATTTGTATGATCGACCAGAAACCGATTCAAACTTTAGTGGAGCATATATCACTTTCTACAATGGCGCAAGTTTAGTAAAGTCAGGCGTTCTTTCAAATATACCATTCAATGGAACAAAAATAACTTCTGGATTTTCTAGTAATCCTGTGACAGTAACATCTGTTACAATAAGTGGTAGCGGATGCAGTGGTGCTTATCCTGGACTTTCAGAGGTTTGTATTTTTGAGCCTACTGGCCTTGGTTTATACAACACAAGCTTTCAAGCAGACAATATTTCTTCCAAGGATTATTGGCAGTTATCTAGTTGGATTCAATTTCCAAGTGGCACCTCACGATCAAAACAATATACTAATGTTCTTCATAACGTAAAACCTAATTGTCAGTATAGTGGAATTAATTTATATGTTTCTGGTGTTGGTTCGACCCAAGAATTAATTCTTGAATTTGCCACTGCATATTTAACTGGAAATTTAATATCAAGCGGTTATGCAATTTATCCAAGACAACTATCAATAAAATGGTCTGCTCAAAATATGAATCCGTTTCATATTATTTGTTCTGGTGGAACATCCACAGGATCAAGGCCAACAGCTTTTAAAGAAGGATATATTTCTTTATCAGGAGCGAATCAAATAAAAACTTTTACCATTGCTCCACCGAGTGGGAAAGTGGTAACTTTTGGCAATATGACGGTCGCTTCTGGAGAATTTTTTGTTTTCAAAAATACTGGATTCAATAATGGAATGGCAGATCTAAAATTTGGTATTAATGATTGGCAGTTTTCTGAATTATTATCTACACCTAGTTTTAATGATGGAACTCCAGAATCAAATTTAAAAATAACAAGCAACATACGAATAGGCTCAACAGCCATATGGACTGGTAGTTTAGATTATGGAAGAACAGAATTCTTTAATCGAACAGATGAAAAAAGCACTTTTAATAATAGTGTCAATGTTGGATTAAAGCCAAGAAAATATTCAGAACTGCAAAATAATCACAAAACTGGTTTATATGCTTGGTGGGATATGAATTTAAGTGATACATCTCCATATGAAATAACAGGAGAAAACATTTCTACAAGAAAAATTATTTTGAGTGGACAATATACAGGAAGCATGGATTATAGTGATACAGTTATTTATTACGCAAATTCTGGTGCCGACTCACCACAAACATTCGTATCTTATTTGCCATTTGGCGGATTTCCTGGAACTGAAAAATATGGAAGATAAAATTACATCAAAATCTATAAACGATATTAAAGATTTCATCATCAATCATTCTATTCGCAATTTTAACAATGAGATTTGCGGATTTATTGGTTTTGATGAAATCGAAAAATGTTTTGTGGCCACATTAGAAAAGAATGAGTCATCTGATCCAAGATCATTTTTTAGTATAAATCCAGCTAGTTATTTAAAATTTAAAAATCAATACTCTATGCTTTCTATTTTTCATAGTCATGTAATTGGAGATGAGAGTCCATCTGATTTTGATATTAGAATGTCCGAAGCGTCATGCCTGACATTTACGATTTTTTCTATTAATTCTCGCAAATTTTATATTTATGAGCCACAAAATAAAGATTACAATGTAAACATACTAACAAGGTTAAAGGAGAAAATTTTATGACACTAATAAATCTACACGGTATTCTTGGACATGAGTTCCAAAGCTCTATGTTTTTTAAAATAAAGAAACCAAAGGAGGCTATTGAGGCTATTAGCTCAAAATTTTCACTTTTTAGAAAAAGGATGAATGAATTAATTGAACAAGGCATTCATTACAGCATCTTAGTCAACGGCGAAAAAATTGAAAATATCAATCAATTAGATATTAGCAATAGCCCAGAACAAATAGATTTAGTTCCTGTTATTTGTGGAAGTGGCGCTGTCGCCCTTGCTGTGGTCGGTGCTGGACTTATGTATGCTGGGGCCACAGGAGCAATTTTTGGACTTAGCCTTGGAGCCGCCGCTGGTTTTGTAGGTAGTATTGGAGCAATGATGGTGAGTATGGCTCTTCAAATGATGCTCGCGCCAAAACCAGAAATGCAAAAAACAGAATCAACGGTTAGTGGAGCAAAACAATCTTTCTTAATAAGCTCTAAAGCCAATTTGGCAGAGCAAGGAAATCCCGTGCCAGTTGGATACGGAAGATTAAGAGTTGGATCTTCTGTAATTCAAACTACAATGAAATCATATCCTCAAAATTATGATACAACTGATGCTCTAGTTGGAACTAAAAATACTAAAGGGGCTGTAGTTACAAATAGCAAATAATAATGAAACACTTATTCAATAAAAAAATCTTACAAGGAGGCGGCAAAAGTAAACCAAAGCCACAGCCAGCAGTTTTACGCCCACCTGAAATTGGTAATTTCCAGATTTTAAATTCCTACAGCGTAGTTGAAATGATAGATTTAATTTCCGATGGTCCAATTGAAGGATTGGTCAATCAGAATGGACAAGTCTTAGAGGATGGCAATAGTATTTTACAAGGTGTTTATTTAGATAATACTCCAGTCCAAGTCACAAATTCAAGGTTTGAAGAGTATTCGAACCAAAATAAAATATTTCACATTGATATACAAAGTGGATTAAATAAATTTGGAGATACGTTTTATGATAATAATTCAGAATCATATAAAACATATCAATTTCCACCTATGGCTGGCACTATTTCTCCAGGACTAAATTATCGATCTGCTCAAACAAATTTATTAATGGCTAGGCTTGTTGATGCTTACAACTACTCCCCTAGCATGAATACAATCTACTCTCCTTTGACAAATTCAACAATTGGAAAGTCTGGAAATGGATGGATGTGGATTGGAAATCCAAGTCAATCAACATCGCTTCAATATTTTCAAACGCTCGGCGCTAAAGATCTTGAAATTCATTATAGAAAAGACTCTCTATTTGCCTCTGGAACAATATTGAATGGGCTTGAAACGGCTATGGATAATGAAAGAAGAAATTCTTCTATTAATGTTCCTCAACAAGAATCGATCACAAAAGCTCAAATAAAATTAGACAATTTTAAAAAGCAATATTTTGATCCTAAAAACAATTCATTTGATTGGAAATCTAAGAATGACATTTTTTTCGTTGTTAAAATTGGATCAAGTTCATCCAAACAAATCGGCAAATGGGATGACAGTAACAATTCTTTAGCAATAGACTCAACAGATGAAAGCAATCCAAATAAATTATTCGATGTTTCTTTTTATTTGAATAATTTTGAAAAGTCTTTTCCATCCTCAAATATAACAAAAATTATAGTTCCATCAATAACTGACTCAAAATATAATACGCAATTATTTGGTTGTGTTATATTTAAGTTGAATAATTATCCTTCTTATGTCGAAATAGCCGCTCCTACTTATCAATATTTTTATAAAATCAACATTGATAATACAATTCCTTTTACTAATGAAGAAATACCATTGACTCTTTATAAGGAGCCTGAATCAAAAAATTTCTCAAAAGCTAATAAATACAATTTCTTGAATGTTTCCTGTGAATTTAAAGATGGGTCAGAGGATCAAGTTCCTTTGGAGCATTTTAAAAATATTTTTATTGATTATGATTATAACTCTAAATTACTAGGACCATTTAAAAAAGGATTGAATATTCAAAGATTAATAGATCTTAAAGCTAAGAACACTAGCGAAGCAAATTTATCAATATCATTATCTACAGCTATTGATGGGCAAGAAGGATCTAGTGATACAAGGTATCTTGCGGGCGGTAAAAGCGGGCCTAATGGAGATGAAAATTACTCAGATTGGAACTCTATAAATTCTTTTGATGAAGAAGCGATGTCCATAACTCATACTATTGAAAACTCAAATGTAAATTCTTTTTATGTTACATTGGCCATTTCTTCATTAAGTGATACTGTAGAAATTGATAAAACTGCTGCATTAGGATCTTCTATATTGCCTGATTCAAGCGTAGTTGTTAGAGCTGGTTCAAAAATACCTTCAATAGTTAATTTTAAAATTGAATATGGAAAAATAAATAATGGGCAAATCGACGATGTAAATAAAACCATTAAGATTTTTTCTATTTTAGCTTTAATTGAGGGTCAAATGTTAATAGATTTAGGCGCTCCAGAATCTAAAATATCTTCTAATTTAAAAGATGCAGTAAAAGAATTTAATTCATCTGATAACTCTCTAAAGGCAATTGAAAATGATATTGTTTTCAAACTACCTCCTTTGCAAGATGGAGAAGATCCAACATCGACAAAAAGATACGTAAAAATAACTAAATTATCAGCAGAAACAAATTCTATCTTAATAAATAAAGAAATCTATCTTAATAAAGTTACAGAAATTGTTGAAAGCAATTTATCTTATCCTTTTTCATCATTGCTGGGTATTAAATTAGATGCTAGATCTTTCAGTTCCGTGCCAGAAAGAAGCTATGATTGTAGATTGAAAAAAATCCAAATACCTAATAATTATACTCCATTAAATCCTGATGGATCAGATAAAAGATATATATCAAAAGCTTCTGATTATAATTCAAATAACCAAATTTATGCTGGAGATTGGGATGGCCAATTCAAAGAAGGGTGGACTGATAATCCAGCTTGGATCATATATGATCTATTAACAAGCAAAAGATATGGTCTTGGGTCTTATATTGACGACTCCCAAATAAATAAATGGGAACTATATAAAATCGCTCGCTTTTGTGATGCAGTTGATGATAATGGATTCTTCATTGGAGTTTCAGATGGTGTTGGAGGGTTAGAGCCAAGGTATTCATGCAATATCGTATTTAGAGAACAAACTAAAATATTTGATGCTATTAATATCATTGCTAGTTTATTTAGAGGAATTGTGTTCTTCAGTAATTCAGAAATCCATTTCTTAGACGATAGACCAAGAACGCCTATTGCTATTTTTACAAACTCTAATGTAAAGGACGGAGTATTCAATTATACAAACTCAAGAAGAGATCAGCAATTCAATACCGTAGAAGTGGCATATTTAGACAGATTCGATAACTACCAAAGCATCAAGAAGAGATCAGCAATTTAATACTGTAGAAGTGGCATATTTGGACAGGTTTGACAACTACCAAAGCAAAATCGAATACATCCAAGATGAGCCAGATATTAGAAAAAGAGGCATTTTCAAAACGACAATCAATACTTTAGGTGTTACTTCTAGAGCTATGGCAAGAAGAATCGGCCAACATATTATTTATCAAACAATCAAAGAAAATCAAGGAGTTGAATTCTTAGCTGGTTTAGAATCCTTATTATGCCGACCTGGAGATTTAATCATTTTAGAAGATGAATTAAAAACCAGAGCCACAAATTATGGAAGAGTTCTTGATATAAATGTTGCAGAAAAATCTTTAACTATTGACAATGCTTTTATAAGCGGAGATATGAATAATACTATTACTGTTTATACTCCAACTGGTTATTCTAGCAATGATGAATTAAATTCTTTGGCGTATATAGAAAGAAATAGAGTTGATTATTTTGATGTAACTGGCAGTTTGCTAGGAATTAATTCATTAACTGGTCGCTATTATTTCTCTGGATATAGTGAAAAAATAACTGGCAGTCTATATCCATCAGGCATTCAGTATCCGTTATATACTGGTAAAAGCACATCTCATAATCAAAATCTTTATTGTTATTATAATACGGGATATACAGGGTTTGTTTTATCAACTGGTAGAGCATTTCAAGATAATACCTTATATGATAAAATCATAACAAATACAGGATTATCAGATATTTTTGATATTTCAGTTGAAACAGCCACCTATCAAAAAACAGGATTCACTTACACAGGAGTCGGAAATAGAAGAGGATCTACTTCTGGAGACATATCTTCATTGTTTAAATTTTATCAAAATGAAGGTTACAGTGGGCCTTTGTTATCAGAAGTAGAAAACGCTAATCATCCTCAAATTACACGATTTGCTTTATCTGACCATAATAATAATATAGGTTTTGGATCAAAAGTATATATCAGTGATGAAGATATTAACGCAAATCTTATATCAAAAATTGCTCTTGGAAGTCCATACAGATTAGAAAGAAAAAATGCAAGCGATCAAATCTATAAAATTGTTTCAATCAGAGAGCAGAATCAGAACGAATATTCTGTTGTTGCAAGCAAATATAATACTGGTAAATTTGCAGAAATCGAAAACTTTATTGCAGAAGATTTCTTACCAGCGACTTATTCTACCGCGCCTATAACAATCAATAATGTGCAAATCACAGAGTTGCCTGTGCCAAGTGGAATTACTTTTTCTGGCGTAGATTTAAATACGAGCGGATTTTCTCTAAGTGCCTCATGGAGTGGCGATTCCAATAGAACAGGAACAAAGGTCGAAATTTACAATTCTATTTACAATGAATACTACGAATACAATGCCGACCAATATGCAACAAGTTATTTATTAACTGGTCTTCGTTCTTTAGGTCAATGGAAATTAAAACTAACAAGTTTGGGAAATAATCGTAATTATTTAAATTCAATTGCCAAAGAAACTGGAGTTTTTGTTGCATACACAGGAACATTAATATCAATAGAGCAACCGACAATTACTAATTTTTCTATCACTTAATTTATGTATGAATTTGACACATCGTTTAATGTAGACACTGGCGATTTCAGCAAAGTGTTCTCTGGAAGTGGGGTGCATCTTAATAAAGATGTTTCTTTTTCTTTTTCTTTAATGGATCATCAGTTAAATATCATTGAAAATGATCAGCAATTGATTGAAAATCCATTAATTAATAGTTTGGCTTTTGATATTTTAGATAGCAATGGAAACGTTGTATTTCCAAACTATCTTTCTGGAGGAACTAGTAGATCAATCTATATTTCTGAATCAGCAAATCGTAGTATTTTTGGTAGATATACAAAAGATTTTGGAGTTAGAGTCCGAATGTCTAATTATCTAGATAATAAAATATCAACTGGAGAATTTTATGTTTATGGAAATGTTCCATCTGTAGGCTTTCCAATATATGTATCAGATGGCAACGAGCCTTCTGGTTCGGATATATCTCCAGAAGTTCAAGTATTTGATGAAATAATCGTTAATTTAAAATACAATAACGATTCAAAATATATAAACTTTGAAAGATATGATATTTATGCCTCCACAGGAAATGATATTATTCTTTACGAAGATCCATCTATTCCACCAAAAAATAATCCAGATTTTGTATACTCTCAAAATATACAAAACATTGAAAATCTTTTCACTCTTAGGATCAAACCTTTTGGATTAGATTACAATGTTCCATACTATTTCAAAGTGGTTCCATATTCTTCATTAGGATCTGGCGATATTATTTCTTTTGGACCAAAAATCTTCTCTAAAGAAACCGAAATAATCAATGATATTATTGTATCTAGCAATCAATTTGAATTGTTTGATGGCGAAGAATCAATGAATTTATCTTATAAAACTGGAGAGATTATTGGTTCTAGCGCTTACCCAATCGACTTTATTGAAAGTGGTTTATATCATACATTAACTTATGTTTCTGAAATTCAAATAGATGATAATTTTACCTCGTCCGAATTAAAATTAGTTTTCAATCAAACTGGAAACACTTTGATACAAACCGATATAAATAACATTGGCCAACTGACTTACTCAGTTGACCAATCTGGACTTTCTTATGTTTTAAAAGTAGCAGGAGTAGATCCTACTGGACTCTACAAACTATACAAGACCTCAATCTGATTGCATCAATTTAGAAAGATGCTCCAAGAACACAGGCTTTGCGTCTTTCGAAAGCCTTGTGTAAACCTTTTTTGCTCTTCGGTAATTGCGGCGACTGATCGCGTCTGTCGGCGGAAGAATTCTTCTAATTTTTTTTGCTGTTTTGTTATTCATAATTTTCCTACGTATGTGATTGTATCTTCTAATAGACCGATTTTCTGGTAAAAAGATTTTACTTTTTCATGCTTTGGATGAGAAGTGACAGTGGACATACTGATGTATTTAAAGTTATTCTGTTTTGCGAATTTAACCGCAGTCCTGAATAATGAATATCCTATTTTTGGATTTTTAGACAACCAAAGATATTCTGAAAATATCAACTCTCCAAACTTTGCATTCTTATCATTAAAAAACATGATGCAAGAATCAAACTCACCATCCTCCTCATTAGCCCAAACAAACAAGTCCCAAGCTAATACAGAAGGATGGCTGAATGACGCCTTTATTGTTTCGGCGTTGTGCCGCAATAATTGATGCCCCTGATTTTGATTTTCGTATTCAAAAAGACGATCTAAACCATCAATCAGCCTATTAAATTCTGCTGGATTAGTTATTCTTTTGATGCTCATTGATTATTTTAAGCAAAACGCGAGCGGTCTTTGCAGAAATGTCCTTGAACTCTTTCCAATTTTTAGCTTCTTCCAAAAGCTCAAGAATAGGCTTGTCTTGTTCTTCGTTAGCCTTCTTCCAGAGGGTTCTCAAGAATGTCTTGAACTCTTCGAAAGACTGAAGCTTCAGCTTCTCATTAACTGCCTTCTCAAGAGTTCCCTGCGCACTAATTGGTAGAGCATTAGAGACAATGAGATCTCCAATATCTGCCACTCTATTTTTTGATTTATCGATTTCGTCGGCTCCCACAATATGAATATTTAAAAAGTTTCTTACGCAACGGACGAATGCTCTGTTGCAAGCGATAGTTTCCAAGAACTTGAGGCAAAAGTCGTCTGTATTATCAGCAGTAGCATTCGCGACATCTTCAAATTCAACAAGGTCGTAATTGGTTTCGTAATTACCGATCCATTGGATCTTGCATGTAGCAAAAACATAATTTGCGCCAACATGCGATACGTTATAGGAAACCTTTCTAAAGCCGCGCAACTTTGCCAGTTCTTTGATTCCCGCAAGCATGATCAATAGTTGCTTGTCATCCAAGCCTTCAGTTGATTCTGGCACAGGCTTCTTGCGAATATCAAACCAGTCCTTATTTGGATAAAGGAATTCTGGCTTGATCATAGCTCGCCAATTGACAGAGCCATCTTCGTTGAAAACGTAATCTGTGGATGTGATTAATCCGTATGAGTTTCTGTCGTATTTATCCATTGGATTGTGCAGAGACACAACCGATGCTTCGTTACTTTGTTCGTTCGTAGACATAAAAATGATTTAATTCTTCTAGTAGGGTTTCATTATCCTCTAAATTAAAGTTTTTGTCAATGAAGTTTTTTTGCTGTTGCCAATGATATTTACTCGGGTATTTTTGGTTATTGGCCAAAATAGTTTTGGACGAATTAAAATACAATTTGGAAAAATCAGAGCAATCTTCTGGCAAGTCTTTTTTGCTGGTTTTGAAATACAATTGAACAGGATAATCAAAGAATTTATTTCTCATTTCTGGAAGATCATCTTCGTTCTCAACTAATAGCGTGATTGGTATCCCCAGCGATGAAAGATCATTGAGATAGCTTTCTGAAATCGCAGAATCTTTTGAAACAATAAATGAGATGCCTTTTATTTTTTGAGCGAATGATTGACAGAAATCCAGCGGCAACAATTTCTCAGAGAAAATTGCATAGCTATTCAAGAAATTGCACCAGTATCCAATGAAGTTCGCGTCGTATCCATAATCCAATCTAAGAAATACTGTTTGATTTTTAAGATCTTCAATCGGTTGGAAAAAATCTGGAACGATTTCTACTACTCTGTTTGTATAGTAGTTCCCGATAAATTTCGTCTTCAGTGGAATTGCGCCATTGATATTGAGAGATTTTAATATTTCTGACGCAATTTTTTCTGGATTGATTTTGTTGATTGAATCACTCATGTCAAAAGAATTCAAGCTAGGCTTTACTTTCCAAGGAGCTTCAATATTAGTTTGATTCTTACTCCAATAACCGCGAGAAACATTAGAGTAAACATTTCCGAAAAGAGTAATCAATGGAATATTTGCACAACTAGCATAATGAGAAAAAACATTATCAACGCCAATATGTAGTTTTGCTTTAGAAATGATGTAGGCTGTATTTTTAAAGTTTAATCCCAGCATTCTAGCGTCCACATTATTCAACATCGGGCTTTTTGGAGATCCAACTTGAATCACCTTGATGCCTTTTGCATTTAAAAAGTTTTTAATCATATCTATTACAATCTCATAATATTTATAATTTTTAGAAGCAGCTTGATCTTCTAAAGAAATTGTAATGTATTCATCAAATACCAATGGCCAAAAGTGCCTCGATACTATCGGTTTGGAGATTTTTACTCCAAGGTTTTTTGCATATTCTTCGATTAAATGGCTCATTGTAAAGTGAATTGGGTTTTGTCTTTTCCGTTGTGGATATAGGTAACGTGTTTTTGGGTAGTGACTGTCGGGAAAAATGCTAAATCAAAATAGCCTTCATGATCGGCAACACCCTCAAGAATAGCGGCATTATCAATCGATTCAGAGTAAGGAATGCATTTGTGAACAAAAATATTATCTTCAATCAATTCGAAATACTGAGGCTTAGTAATGATGTATATATTATGGTTGGGGTATTGTCTTTTCAAATTTTTCACCAACGCATTAATCATCAAAACATCTGTGGCCGATTCTGGAACTACGACTGCAATTCTTCGACCTTTATCATCTTTGTCCAAAACATCTTCAAATTCAATAGAAGCCTGTTGAACTTGTGAAGCTATTTTTACGAAATGTTCGTATAGAGCTTGCTTAGTAAGACCCTTAGCCATTTCACCCATCCAATATTTTGTTGATGTGTGATTGCGATCCACATTTTCATTCACCATGTTTTTATGAAGATCAATAATAAATGCCTCATTTGGAAGCATCATGTTTGGCGTGTATTTTGGATTGAATTCTTTTGGCTTCATTTCGAAGTCATAATCGACTTGTGGCATCGCATCAATGATTTCCTCAAGCTGTCTGCCAATCGCTTCGATTGAACAGGTCTGCTCGACGAAGTTTCGCGCTCTGATGCCCCATGACGCTCTTTCAATCGATGTCATGCCATAAACTTTCAAAAGCTGCTCGCAGATGCTTTCAGGGCTTGTAGAGGCTTTTATGAATTGAGTTCCTGGTTCTCGATATTCAGACCACTGAAGCGGTAAGCCAGCGCTGTCTTCATTGCAGTAGTCTTCGCCACAGGAATAATCAGTGACAAGTGTGATAAGTTCCGCCAATTTGGCTTCTTGGATTGGAATTTCTTGGCCTCCGCTAGTGAAAGGGTGGCAATACACATCCATAAGATTATAAATTTGATTAAGTTGTTCTTCATTAACTCCTTGATTGATGTTTGTTGTGTTTACTGTTTTTTGTGATCCGCAGAATCGGCAATTGAGTTCTTGGCCAGAAAAAGGTTTTATTTCATACTGTTTACATTTTGAGCAGAAATAAGTAGTTAGAATATCGTTTGGATTGATGCCTTTTTCTTCAATAAGTCTAGGAATGTCCCAGCCCTCAGACCAATGAGTGTGAAGCAATAGTTTTGCTTGTGGAACTTGTTGTTTGAAAAGTTTAAAGCCGTCTAATAAATTAGGAACGCTTTTTCTAAGTTGATTACGGAAAACGAAACCAATGATATACTCATTTGATAGGCCGAATTTTTGTCTTAGAGATGCCCTTTGTTGATCATCGAATCTATAAAATTGATTTGCATCAAGACTGCCGCGAAGAGTCTTCACATGATCGTATCCAATTTTATTCATTGCCTTCTCGGCAAAAGAAGCCCATACATAATAATTTTTGATTTTTGGAGCAGCATCAATAGCTGATTGCAAGATTGGTAAACTGTCGAGGGTGGTCCAAATCATTGTATTGATCTTATCCCACCATGGCTTTTGATAAAAGCCATCGAACGCCCAAATATCTTCAATACCAATATAAACATCGGGCTTGAATTCTTTGATTGCTCTATCGATTGCCATTGCTCCATAACCAGCGGCTCTTTGTTGGTTTGGATCTTTTATTTGCATAAAAGTGTTGGCATCTGGAAGCGATCCCACGCATTTCCACGGCATTCTATCCATTTCAGGATCTTGCCAGTGGCGACCATTCGCCAATTCCACAATATTATATTTACCAGTGCTAAAAAGATAACGCAGGATATTTTTCTTGTGTTTTCCAAAACCAGTAAAAGCTTTGCAGAAATTACTATGTATGAGTATCGTTTTTTTATTCATTAGGCTTTGCAGCATTATAACTGTTAGCTGCTCTAAAATCAAAAGTTTTTGCGAGCATGCCTTTGAAAAATTCTCTTAGAGCATAAGCTTCTCCCATTTCCATTCCAATGCCGAACTTTGCGGCAGAGTTCTTGGTGACGGTCAAAGAAAAAGCTTTGGTGCCATTTTGTTTGGTATAAGGCTTGAATGAAATAGTGGTCTTGTTATCTTCATAAGTATGGAATGCGCTATACTCAAGATAGTTTTCAATAGCGTAGATAAAACCGCCAAGTTCAAATTCATTTAGTTTGACAATAATTGTCTTTTCGGGATTTTTAGCGTTTTCGGCAAAAGAGCCGTTCTTGGTTTTTTCATTCCAAGAATGTTGCATAATAGCGTTAATGTAAACGCAAGGTTCTTTGTCTTTTCCAGTTCTGCCAACGTTAAAAGAAAACGCGCAGCCAGTGTTTTTAGAATTCGGTTTATAAAGTTGAATCATGCTTGATTTTAAATAGACAGCGCGAAAATTCTACTTAAAGTGTAAGATTATATATGGCGTATTTGAATCATAACATCCCAACAATTACCTGTTTAATTCGTAACGAATATTTATTTAATCATGAAAAAGGACATGGAGAATATACTCCTTGTGATGTTCATTCTGTTGCATCAATTGAGAAGAGAGTTCCTTTATTTGAAGCTTTTTTAAATAATGGTGTCAATTGGACAAGAAGACCAATCACCGCATTTTGCTGGAAAGAGTGCGATCCAGTTCCATTGGAACGAGCTATGTATTGGGATTGTTTTAGTCCTTATATTGATGTTCAAATTAGAACTAGAATGAAAGGATTGCGAGCGCTACTTATCAATCCAGACAATGTAAAAGAAGCTGGTGAATACATGTTTACTTTAGATTGGTCTTGGGAAAATAAAAGCATATTAGACACTAATTTTTCTGAAACGCCAGAACACAAATGCGCTCATATTTTTAAAATGGATAATGGTAATTTTTATGCTTATCCCAATAATAGAATTGTTTGGCATGATAATGCTTGGGTCGATCAGCCAATCTCTAAAAATCCTGGATATAAAATTGATCTTAATATTTATAGCGTAGAAAATAAAAAAACACTATTTACTGATTATAGCTATATGACAGAATTCTCTCATGAACAAAAAACAGAAAATAATTCAAACACTTAATGGAATAATTACTCAATTAATACCAAGCTCGATTGTAGGGGCGGGAGTTGGAGTTCAAAGTTTGACAGAAATATACAAAGACGAAATTGTTTTTCAGCCCCAAGAAAACTGTTTTATAACGTGGCAAGAAATCTCTGACAATTCATCTATTGTAAGTTACATTAAAAAAATCTGCAATCACAATGAATATGGATTTTGGATTGACTGCTTAATTAATAATATTGGATCTGCGTATTTCGTTAATCATTCTGAAGATCCTAATCTTTTTCATAATAAAGAAAACGATACATACTATGCTTTGCGTGACATCAAAATAGGAGAAGAGCTAACTTGCAAATATTCTGAGGACGAAATTGACTGGCTTTAATGATTTATTTATATTGGAGCAATTTTAATTTTTACCTCGCTCAAGAATAGTGTAATATTCTTTGATGAGTGCGGCATACACAGGCATAAGTATTGAACAAAGATCATGTTTTAATCTGACATTGACTATCCAAAAGAATGGATCTGTCTACAATTTGAGCGGGGTGAATTTAACTGGGCAAATTAGAAGGGATTTTGATAATGAGCTACAAGCCGTGTTCAAAACAGAAATTTTAAGCATTCCAAGCGGTATAGCTAAAATAAGTTTAAGTGGCGCTCAAACAGACGCTATTGATTTGGCTCCTTGCAGTTGGGACTTATTTGCAGATAAAACAGGTGAGTGTCCAGACAGACTTTTATATGGTCCTGTATACGTTACTAAAAATATCACACAAAATACATGAGCGATCAAATTGTCATAAATGTAGTTCAAGAAGGTCCAACCAATGTCAACGTTAATGACACTGGCGAAAATATATACATCAATCCAATCACGCTCAATCAAGGCATCACCAATCATTCGGTAACTCACCAATCTGGCGGAAGTGACGAATTATTACACAATTTATTGGGAGGCTTGAATGGCGGGCAATCTGGTCAGTATTATCACCTTTCTTCTGGTCAGTATTTTAATTTAGTTACTGGCGATATTGTGCGTCCATCTGAGACTGGCAACTTCATCACTACAAGCCAAACAGGCGCTTTCTACCCACGTTCTAATCCTTCTGGTTACATCACTGGCGTAGATCTGTCTGCATACGTTACAGGCGACGTTGTGCGCCCATCTGAGACTGGCAATTTCGTCACAACTAATCAAACTGGCGCATTCTATCCAGCATCTAATCCTTCTGGATTTATCACTGGTTTAGATACTTCTGTATATGTTACGGGGGACGTAGTTCGTCCATCGCAAACAGGAGATTTTTATCCTCGTTCTAATCCATCTGGTTATATCACAGGAGTTGACTTGTCTGCATATGTAACAGGTGATGTGGTAAGACCTTCTCAAACAGGTAATTTCGTTACCACAAGTCAAACTGGTGCATTTTATGCATCATCAAATCCTAGTGGTTATATTACTGGCGTCGATTTATCTTCATATGCCACTCAAGCTTATGTTACTGGAGCAAGCGGTTCGTTACAAATTCAAATAACTAACCTCAATAATCAAACAGGCGGCTATGTTTTGTCATCTCAAACAGGCAACTTCATTACTGTCAATCAGACTGGCGCATTTTATCCTCGCTCTAATCCTTCTGGATTCATAACTGGAGTTGATTTGTCAAATTATAGCACCATTTCTTACACAACAGGAATAAGCGGAGGCTTGCAATCACAAATAAATGGATTAAATTCTCAAACTGGCAGTTACGTTTTGCAAAGCCAGACTGGGAACTTCTTAACCACTGGTGCCGCTGATAATAGATTTGTCTCATCGAGTGGAAATCAAACGGTTTATGGAACCAAAACATTCAGTAACGATGTTTATATTAACCGTTTATATGTTACTGGTAGCGAAACAATTGTATCTACAAACAATTTCAGTGTTCAAAGTCCATATATTATCTTGAACTTGACTGGAGGCGCAACTGATGGTGGCATATTCTTCGTTACTGGTTCTGGATTGACTGGCATTAATGATTATGGTCCTATTATTGGATTTGATCACTCTGATAAATTTAAATTTGGAATTTCTACAAGAGCAAGCGATTTATCATCATTACCTACGATTGGATCAGTTGAGCAAATCAATGCTTTGAGTGGTTATTTAGATCCAAGAATAACTACTCTTAATAATCAAACTGGCTCTTATGCTTTAAAGTCTGAAACAGGTTCATTTGTTACAACTAGCCAAACTGGTGCATTTTATGCAGCATCAAATCCAAGTGGATTCATAACAGGGGTAGATCTTTCGAATTATAGCACAATAGTTTATACAACAGGCATAAGTGGAGTTCTACAATCTCAAATATCTGATTTAAATAATGGCACTGGATCTTATGCTTTAAAATCTGAAACAGGATCATTTTTAACTGCCAATTCTGCTGATTCTCTTTATGTAAATGTAACTGGTGATGAAAATATTTCTGGGGTAAAAACTTTTACAAATAATATTGTTGGTAGTGGAGCATCTAATAGAATTCCAAATCAAACCCCTGCCAGCACCGATTCAACATTTATTGCTACACAGGTTATGACAACTCCATTTCCTACATTTGGAGGCCCTCCTCCAATGTATAAGATTTTTGAAGATTTCCCAGCACAGAATGCCAACTCTAGTTATGTTGGAACTCACGGATGGTATTTTGCTGGAGCAATTTCAAATCCTACAGGTATTGTTTCAAATTCGAATTTAGCTTATGGCCTGATTCAATTGACTACGACTGCTAGTAGTGGAGCCAGTGCGAACGCCAGATTAGTAACAAATGGAACAAATGCAGTAAGTGGATATATGCACTCATTATTTGCAATTCCAGATCCTACAAATATAACATTTTTCATGGGATTTGCAGGTGGTGGATCTACTGATTATATTCAATATACGCCTGCAAGCGGCGGATGGTTAACTAAGAAAACACAAGGAGGAAATAATGTCGATAATATGTTGCTTATCACAGGATTATCTGGTGGTAATTTTGCTTCTGGAACACGATATAAAGTAAGTTGGGGTAGGCCATCAGCTACAGGCACTGCTATTCATATTGCAACTGCTCCTTGGAATGTTCCTGTGTGGAATACAATTTATAATAATACCGTAACACATGCAAGTTGGAATGGTGGAAATGGACAAATTCAACCATACATTGGAATTATTGTCGATAGCGGAGCAGTTGCAAAATCAATCATCGTTGATTATATTGGAATTGAATTTACAACACAAAGATAATTTTATTCTTTACCAATCAAAGGCTCCAACATCATCTCGTAAACAAATTGATAATGTTTGCTTATAACTGGTAATCTAAAAAATGCCGCATTATTCTTAGAGAAGATTTCAATAATTGAAAGTATCTTGGCGGGTCTGAATGAAGAAAAAATATACACTTCTTTTAGAAAAGTAGTGACTAGCTCTATGAAAGCAAGGCGAATAGCAATATCATAGCAGGATCTATATTCTTGCCAATTTTCTTTAGTTAATTCTTGAGGCTTTAAGAAGGATGATAGCATTTCTTTTTCCTTATTAGAGTCTAAGCCTAAATAGATAGATAATCTAGCCAAGTCTAAGTATTGATTACCAGCATGGCAATCTGTAAAATCAATTATTTTAAACTCGCCATTTCTAGTTAAAATATTTGAAGGCTGTAATCTGCCATGGCAGAATTGCTGCTTCTTAATCAAAGAAGGCTTGCATAGCTGATTGATTTCAATTCGAACCGACTTGAGCAGATCTTCTAAAACGGCAAAATCATAATAGTCTTTTATCGCCGCCAAAGCATCTTCAGGAAAATTGTTAACATCTGAGCTTGCGTAAAAAGAATTCAAATATTCAAAAAAAGAAAGTTGAGCATTCTTTTCGCTCAAATGAGAATAGATATGAAAAAAAGAATCCCAGTTCTCGATCAAACTAGCCAAACCAAAATCTTTTACATTTTCTGCAAACTCGAAAGAAATGATTGAATAGTTAATAACGTCACCGAATCTGATCTTGTCACATGCAAATAGTTTAGGATGAATCAAAGAGTGATTTTTGAGGGCTTCTGCTTCATTTTTTAGACATGTGTTATTAGGATCAAGACTATATTTTATGCAATACCCAATTTTGTTTTTAACTACTAAATAAGCATCATAGTCATAATTAGAGCAAAGAAATTTAATTGAATCTGCGCTTTTAATTTCGGAGTTTTGAATGATGTGTTCAATGATCTGTTCGCCGCCGCCAACATCATCTTTTTGCCCTTCAAAAAGGAAGGGTCGAGATTTATAAATAGATTCAAAGTTCATATTTTATGATACAAAAAAACCCCAGTCTTTCGACTGAGGTTTTCAAATAAGAATTGAATTTTTATTAACTCAACTGAAGGCTTCCCATAGAGAAGCGCTGAAGGCTAGTCTTATTCAATCTACGATAAAGGAAACGGTTGCGATCATAAATGACAACAGTTTGTGGGGTTTCATCAACGAACTGAGCGCTAATTCGATCACCAGACTTGGTAGTAAGGCTGAAAAATCGACCCTTGCTGCTCTTCATCGCATTAACAATGTTTCCTTGGTTCTTATTCTTGCTTTTGTTACTCATATACGAATATATTAGCACACGTTCAGTTTTCCGTCAAGCATTTTTGCAGAGAAATTCTTCTGTTTTGGATTATTAATAATAAATTTTGCCAAAGGAATTTCAACTTTTTGACGAACAACCTTTTTTACTTGTCGCGCATGATCCTGAGATCCTGCATTCAAAGAGAAAAGATCTTCTCCAGCGAATTCAAATGTCACAGAGATTCCTTTTTGATTGAGGTTCTGCGCTACTTCTGACAATTTAGAATCAAAGATTTTTACAATAGAATCTTTTTCAAGAGATTTAAACACTACAACCTGATCAATGCGAGAAATCAATTCAGGTCGAAGCATTTTTTCAACTGATTTTTCATAATTCTGCTCTTCTGATACGTCTTCAGAAATAAAGCCCATTTGTTTTTTTGAGCTTGTGTCAGCGCCAATATTGCTGGTAAGGACAACAATGCAGCGAGAGAAGTCAACAGTTCTATTTAAATTGTCATTTAATTTTGCCTCATCCAAGATTTGAAGCAGCAAGTTCAAAACATTTGGGTTACACTTTTCAGCTTCATCAAAAAGAATCAAACTGTTTGGATTTTTTCTGACAAATTCTGTGAGTAGACCGCCATCTTCATAGCCAACGTATCCAGCACTTGCCCCGATCAATTTTGAGATAGAAGCTTGTTCTTGATACTCACTCATGTTCAATTGAAGGAAGCTTTTTTCATTGCCATAGAATTCTTTGGCGATTTGCTTGGCAGCATAAGTTTTGCCAACGCTTGTTGGACCAACAAAGAAAAAGCTTGAGATTGGTTTATTTTTATTTTGAAAGCCAGCCTTAGCGCAAGCAAGAATATCGTAGATTTTCGAGATATTCGATTCTTGACCAAAGATATTTTTGTTTACATTTTCTTCGAATTCTGCGAATGTTTTATGCTGAGATTCTTTAATGGTATTGACATCAACATTGATTTTATCAGCGATAACTTCACAAACAGTATTGATAGTAACTTTTGATTTTGCAGATGGCGAATTGATTCTTGTTTTTGAAGCAGATTGATCAACGACATCAAATAGCTTGTCTGGGAATCTTTGATTTGGTAGATAAATCTCACACATCTTCGCAGCAGCAATCGCAACTTTTTCTGGGAATACTACGTTGTGATGAGCCTCATAACTAGGCAACGATGTTTTCAACATTTCCAAAACATAAACAAGTTCTGGCTCATCGACATTGATAGCATGAAAACGACGAGCAAGTGCGGCATCTTTTTCAAAGTATTTTTTATATTCTGTCGAAGTTGTAGCGCCAACACACATAATCTCGCCTCTTGCCAATGCTGGCTTTAGCATGTTAGCCAAATCCTGCGATCCTTCTCTGCTGCCAGTCCCAATGATTGTGTGGATTTCATCGATGAATAAAATTCCATCTTTTCTTTCCTTTAACTCATTAAGCAGCTTGCTAAAACGTTCTTCAAACTGTCCTCTGTATTTTGTTCCAGCGACAAGCGATCCAAGATCCAAAGAGAAAACTTTTTTATTAGCTAGTGGACCATTGTATCCTTCTGTCTCAATCAATTGAGCAAGACCTTCGACAATAGTTGTTTTTCCAGTTCCAGCTTCTCCAACAAGAATACAATTACTTTTATTCTTTCTGCAAAGAATTTCTTCCATCAAGGAGATTTGTTTATCTCTTCCAGAGATTCGTGGGAAAGATGGATCATTTGCGGTAACATTAAAAAGAGTGCAGTATTTTTCTAAATAACTTCCAGAAAAGTTTTCTTCTTCATCATCTTCCTCTTCTTCATCCTCAAAATCAATATGAAATGGAAATTCCGATTCTTCTCCAGAAATAAATGCAAGCAATGATAGCTTCAAATGTTCAGTATCAATATTATTTTGCAAAAGAGCTTCACAAAAATCATCATTTTCTTCCAAAAATGAATATATTAAATGTTCAATTCCAACGTAGCAATGTTCATATTTATTTGCTGTTTTAAATGCTTTTCTGATGAGGGAATTGATGGATTCACAAATTCTGTATGAAACAGTTTCGCTAACAAATTTGTCAGGATTTTTGATAGTGAATTTATCTATCACATATTCGATCTTGCTTGAGGTCAATTCAATTCCCCTAGATTCGATGAACTCTAGAAACGTTGAGTTTGCATTTTTAAAACACAGATAAAAAACATGAATTGCATTTGCGATATTCTGATCTTTTGATTCAACAAAAGATTTTAATTGATCCATGGACCTACTGGCGCTGGATGTAAATTTGATTTTGTCAACGTCCATCATAATATTTTACACAAGTTATTTTACTTCTGAGAGCTTCATATAAATTTTATCTTCAAGCAAGGACATTTTCTCAATAATGACAATATCATTGTTTTTCTTGCCACTAAAAATTACGATGCCGCCTTTTTTTGGCATCACCTTGCCAGATTTGATGTAATTGGTATACCTCGCATCTCTGGCGGAATCAAGCATTAAAGCTGTCAAATTTCCACTTTCGTCAGCAACCTCAATTCTTGCGTATTTGTTTCCATTCGCGCTGGTTCTTGAGATCACATCATTCACGGTTCCAACGAATCGAACAATACTGTTGTTTTCCTGAGATTGGATTTGATCAGACGAAGAGAGAAAGCCTCCCATTTCTGATTTAAAAATCTCTCGGATATTTTGCGAATAGCTGTAGCCCAAAAGTTTAGATTCAAAATGCCAGTTAGCGAATTTTAAATGTTTACGGTTTTTCTCATAGATTTCTTTGTAAGGCGCGTATTTTTTCTTGAAGGTTTCGAAACGTTTTTCAGAAAAGATTTTTTTATTATCATCTCCAGTCAATCCCTCTTTTACGCAAGCACTAATCGATTCAAGAATATCGCAGTTGTATTTATCACCAATCGCTACAAAATTTCTCTTTTCGCGATCAGTTAAGATATTGAATGTTTGCGCTTCAAGAACCAAACGGCAACGATCATTTTTCACAAAGCCATCTAGAACTCCAGCCTGAATCAAAGCCGAAAGAACGCCAATATTTATGCCAGCCTGCTTTGCAGCAAGAAAGACTTCATATTTGTTTTCAAATTCATTTTCTCTGAATTCAAGCAATGACTCTAGGATTTTAGTGGAAACTCCTTTGATGGTATTCAATCCATATCGAATGTTTTTTCCTTCGATTTTGAAATCGATTTCTGACTTGGACAAATCAGGCGGCAGCAGTTGAATATCAAATTGACTCAATTCCTGAGTGATCTTGTGGATTTCTTCATGAGGGTTTGGCTCAAACTGCGCAAACTTCAAAAGGCTAAGGAAGAACTCTTGTGGATAATTAAATTTCAAATAAACAGTAATCGCAGCAAGGTAAGCATACGAAATACTGTGAGACTTATTGAAGGAATAATTCGCAGAGTCTTCTGCGACTTTCCAAAGCACTTCTCCAATTGCTGGGTCTAGATTGTTTTCTGAGATTTTTTCGGAAATCTTATCTTTCCAAGCTCCCATCTGATCAACTTTCTTTTTACCAACGATTCGGCGCAACTGCTCAGATTCATCAAGACTGAATCCAACCTTTACAGCCATCTTCATCAACTGTTCCTGATACAAAGGAATGCCTCCTGTGTAGCCAAGAACATCGTCAAAAAATGGATGAACAGATTGGAACTCACCATTGCGAGCATAATCGGCATAACGATCCATGAAGTCTAGAGCGCCAGGTCGAGCAATAGCAACAACCGCAGATAGCTGCTCTAGGCTCTTAGGAGCGACTTTCTGAGCAACTCTGAAGTTGGTATCAGCTTCGATCTGAAAAAGTCCGCTAGGGGCCTTTAAAACCTGAAGAGCGGCATAGATTGAAGGATGATTACAGTCAATATCGCTGGCCTTGATTTTCAACTGTCTGCAAACATCATGAACCACAGACAATGTTCGCAGTCCAAGAATATCGAACTTTACAGTCAATTCTGAAACATTATTCATGTCATAGCCAGAAACGATAGCATCATCGCCTGTCTTTTGAATAGGCATAATATCCTCAAGCTCATAGTAGCTGATTGCAATACCAGATGGGTGAACACCAGCATTTTTGTTTAAGCCTTCGATTTTTTTGGCAATGCTGTATACCCTTTTATTCTTATTAGCAAAAGACTTGAACGCTTCGCTTTCGGAATAGGCGACTTCAAGCTTTGCAACTTTGCCGAATTTCTTAGGAATTGTATCGCTGATTTCATTGACAGCAGACTCTTGCATTTCGCCAACAATCTTACCGCACTCTTTGATACAGAGCTTGCTGCTCAAAGTGTTAAGGGTCAAGATCTTTGATGTCTTGCCTTGGTATTTTTTATTGATGTATTCAATGACTTCGTGACGACGATCATAACTAATGTCATTGTCAACGTCTGGAGCAAGCGAGCCATCCAAGAATTCTTCGCCATCTTTAATGATTTTTTTGGCACGACTTTTTGATACGAATCTTTCGAAGAAAAGATCGTATTTAATTGGATCAATGTTTGTCACACCGATCACATACAATACCAATGAACCTGCCGCAGATCCTCGACCAGCACCAGTTGGAATTCCTGATTCATGACAAAAGTTGATAACATCCCAGTTAAGCAATACATAATCAACGAATCCGAGTTCATTGAATACGTTAAGCTCCATGGTCAATCGATCATAATACTCCTGCTTATTATCAAGCTTATCAATGCCGCGATCCTTGACTCCCTTGAAGCAAAGCTTTCTCAAGAAAGTGAAGTTGCTTACATCTACGGGAGAATCGAGAAGATCGTAGTATTTCTTTTCGATTTTAATGCTAGGAAGTTTAACGCCCGCTGGAAACGGAGAGTCGTATGGTTTAAAAAATTTATTCATATTTCAATGTCGTAAATCTGCTTCAAGAAGATTTGAAAATTCATTTCAATATCATAAAGAGCATCGTGCAATTTGCTTGGATCGTGAGGAATACCATAATGTTTGAGCAGGGTCAACTGAGAAGTCTTGAGTCCCTTTTCTTTATGATTCAAAAGCTTATACTGCCAAGATGAAAAGTTGTTTTTTTCTGGAAGGATGTTTTTGAAAATTGCTGTAGCAATAGATTTTGTGTCAATAATTCTATCGATGTATGAATAATCAGTATTCATACCAATACCCTTCATCCAAACATTCAACATGTAAACATCAAAGCCTAATAGATTTTGGCCAATGATGATGTATTCTGGATCAAAAAGATATTTAGAAAAATCAGCCCAAACCTTTTTTGGATCTTCTGCTCGACGCTGATATTCTTGCTCTGTGAATCCAGTGATTTTTGCCGCGCCTTCTGAAACTTTTAAATCGTCCCACTTGATGAATCGATCATTTTTAGAAATGATATTCTTTCCTTCCGCAACAATCCAAGCGATCTGCCATGGTCGAGACTTTACAAGATTAAGACCTTCTGTTTCTGTATCAAAAATAAGGTATTTTTGCTTGTTTTTAAATCTTAGGAGTTCTGAGCGCATTGTTCTTTGAAGGATTCCCAGCAGAATTCGTCACTGCCGAAATGGTTAAGGTTAGGAGAAGATAAAGTAGCTTGCTTACCGAAAGTTCGGTTGCATAAAATCTTATAAGTTTGATAAGCTTCTACATCAGCTTTGTAGCGGTAATAGATAGATTTAGCTGGCTCAATTTCATACAGAGAATTACCAGCGGTATACTCTTTGACTGCTTTTTCAATCATATTGTCGAAAGGCAATCCGTTGCTTTCAATCAAAAAAATCGCTGGAAGAGATTTGAAATCTGGAATGCAGTTTCCCAAGCAGAAATGATTATTAAAAATAAATGAATCATAAAATGGCACGACAAGAAGCATGTTGTCGGTCCATAATTTAACCAAGTCTTTGTCACTGATTCTTCCAGCGTGCTGTGTATTTACGAAGCTGTAAAAACGGTTCAAATCTTTGCATCCTTGATCGTTTTTTGCGAAAGCAATTAGCTTATGATTCGAATCGCTATTTTCATAATCGTTGCAGCAAGTGAATCTGTATCCAAAGCATAATTGCAGGCCCAGTTCTTGGCACTTCTTGAATGCATCAAAAAATCCGACCATTGAATCTTCAACAAGATAAACCGTTGAAAGATTATTGTCTTTTGCTATAGAAAAAATACTATCTGGACCATCGCTCGAAACCTTGTCGGGATGATCCAGAGTTAAAATACTTTTTCCTATTGAGTATGTTGATTTAAAAATAGGAATCATGCAAAGCCATTTTAGCGCAAATATTTGCGTTGTCAATACCTTTTCTGATACTTCGGACAACCAGCATAATAACGCTTTTCAAATGTGTGATTTTCTGGAACCATTGACTCATCAAATTCTTTTTCAAAATAGGATTTCACATGCTTTCCTTCTGCATTTATTACTGCATAATAATCAAAATCAAACTTCATTGGGCAGTGCCACATTGGCGTGCCATCTTTTTTAAGCTGACCTTTTTGTTTTGCAAAACCGCACTGCAATGGACCGCTGAATGAATTGTCAGATGGGTATGGCTGACTAGCAGCAAAATTATTTACAGCATCTTCTTCAGAGAAGTTATCAAGATATTCTTGAATTCCAGAAAGCTGATATTCAAATCCCTCTAAATCATCTTCTGAAATAGCACTCATTTGAATTGCGCCTTCGGATTCAGAATCGCCATCATCCAAATTAAACTTCAAAAATAGAAACTCACTGATTCTATTTGTATATTCTGGATACAGATGCTTAACTGCAAGGCTATACATGTAATCCTGCAAGTTATCAGAGACTTCTTTGCCCTTGAATTTTTGCTTACTGCTTTTGAAGTCACGGATCAATGCGCTCTTCTTCTTCTTGTAAAGAAATAGTTTGTCAATGAATCCTTTGATTTTGTATTTTTTTTCTTCGGTATTGACGACGATTTCGAAATCTTTTTCAGAAAGGGCGTGTGTTGGTTTGTCATTTTTATCTCCATAGAAGTCATACATCAATCCATTCAAGGTCATCTCCTTGATGAGATCTATGTTTTCTTGATCATCTACCTCTGATTTTTTGGCATGCTTACGAATAAGACGCTCAATAGATGCGACCGCAAAAACATCCTTTGATTTGACGATTTTGTCGTATATCTTTTTTCTTTTTGGCTCTCCAAGTAATTCGAAAATCAAGTGGCAAATCGAGCCTCTTTTTGCGCCATCGTTAGATGCGTCTGGCAAATTGAGTTTGTATTTAGACCAATACAGCCAACTGCAAGACTGTGCTGTTTTGATTCTACTTGCAGATAGAGGGGTAATTGGTTCACTCATGATTTGAAATTGTTTTTAGTAATGATTCAACGTCCTTTTGTTTGAAGAACGTCATGTATTTAGTAACGTATTCTTTGAGATCTTCCATATATTGTTTTCGATCTAAACTAGAATCATGCCAATCATTCAAATTGATGCCAGCCTGATGAGCTTCAAAAAAGTCATTATATGGATAAGGCGGCAGCTTGATCTCTAGGGAATCAAAATCAAAATAAGTCCTAAGAGACATTAGAATTTTAATAGTGCCATTGTATCCATGATTTGCCGCCGAACGGAAATCATTGTTGCCAGCGATGGTGATTTTCTTGATTGGGAAAGAATTTAAATAAGCAATTACAGCAGGGCTGCATCCAATACCGAAAGTGACTAGAGTATTCTTGATGCCTTGTTCATAAAGCGCCATACTATCTCCAATACTTTCGACAAGAATAACTTCTTGCTTTTGTTTAATTATTGCATCCACGGATTCTTCGTTAGGAATCATAGCTGGATAAACCCAATTCCTGCGCTTGCCCAAATGCTTCCACTTTGGAACCTGATCATTGCCTTCGTCAATTTTACGACCGCTGAATCCGACGATTTGTTTATGTTCATTATAAATTGGAAACACCATGCGTCGATACATCTTACCAGCACCAGCAAGACCTGTTTTATAAAATTTCAAAGTCTTTTCTGAAATATTCTTTTTGATATAAAAGTTATAATTTGGGAAAAGCTTCTCAAGGATTGATTCTGGATAAATTTCTTCTATTTCGATAGTTTCTTTTTTTGTATATACAAATTCGTCCGACTTTTTTAGAGAGGATAGAATTTCTTTAAGCTTTTTCTGATCAGTGGCCAAAGTCAACTGAAGCAATTTTTCAAAAGGCAAGGCTTTATTTCCAGATGAGAAATCTGTCCATACGCCAGAGTTTTTATAAATCTGAACGGATGTATTATTAACTCCTCCGCGAAAAATAGCTCGCGTTCTCCAATGATTGCCAAAATCCAATAGCTTGTATCCAAGTGTTTCTAAAACAGATTGGATTTGAGATGGATCAATTGAAGTCTGGGATTTCGTCTCCGTCATTTTCTTCTAGGTCTAGGTTTCCTTCTGCTGCTCTTGCAATATCGCGCAAGTCTCCTCTTTCTGTGATACAGAAATTTTTGAATTCCAAATTGATAAAATTCTTTCTAAGCGTATCTCCAATTCGGACAGGTTCAACTGCTCCAGCAATATCTTTGCCCAAGTGTCGAGCTTTAACATTAATGAATTTATGAGTTCCAAATGAACGTCCTTCAGTTTCAATTTCGTCAGCAGTTTTATTTCTCAAAATAAACATGTGAGAACAGAACTGAGTAATTCGGTCAGAAAGAGAAACAATACTTTCATCATCAATAATATTTTGAGACTGACGATTGTTTGTGATACCACTTCTATTTGATTGAACAGAAGTGATCATTGCAATGATTGGATTTCCTTCATGTAGGATTTCTTTTTGAATGCATTTTTTAAATTTATCAACCATCTCGCCAACAACTTGCCATTCATTCTTGCCGCCAGCGGCTTCTGAGGTTGTTTTGATATAGTCGAATGAGAAAATCATTTTGTTTCCTCGACCGACTTTGCCGTAGTAGAATCTTCTCAATACCTTGAGCATCGAATCAACATCCATGCCGCCGACATTGTAATAGAAGAATTTCATCTTCTTGATTTTTGGCCAAGCATCGCGGACCTTATTAACAACATCTTGTCCAGCCCTGCGCCAATCACCAGTTTCCAAAAGATGCATTGGAACTCCTGTGATCGCTGCGCATTGACGCATGATCAATTCCTCTTTGCTCATTTCTCCGTTATCGAAATGCAAAACTGGAATATCATAATCAATCGCGACCTTGGTGCTAAAATCCATGCACCACTGAGTCTTACCAACACCAGAACGTGCTACAACAACAGTAATATTTCCAGGTCGTAGTAGAGAACCATAGATTTCATTGATTTTTTTATGCGGCCCCATCATGCCGAATTCTTTGATTGGATTGTTTCCCCTTTCTTCAATCAAAGCTTCCATTTCATCATAGATGTTTTCTGGAACGTCATTGCCGATCTCATACAAATTAATGCGTGAGTTATAAATGTTATCGGCAGTTTCAATGATCTGCGAGTAATTTGTTTCTGGACTGATAGCCTTCATCTTTTTGGCTACCTCTTGCGCAGACTCAAAGATTTCTCTACGAATCGTGAATTTTTTAAGCTCCCTTGCGGTCTTGAGAAGATTGCCCTTTGGAACCTTTCTCAAAGCAAGAGAGCGGATATAATCAGATGGATTCACACGGTCCTCAAATGAGAGCCCCAATGAGCCGACACGCTGGGCGATAATAACCTCGTCAACTTGCTCTCCAGCATCAATTGCCTGCTTAATAATTGTAAAAATTGTGCTGTGCAGATTCGAATCTTCGGAATAAAAATCCTTAGAATCAATGAAGTTAGAAATCTCAGAATAGCTTTCTGGTTCTTTGATTAGCGCAGCGAGAAGTTGTTTTTCTAGCTCAAGGTTATAGATCATGCCAAATCATATCAAGATGTGCGAGATTGTCAATTACAAAATCACCCCAAAACTCTCAAAAAGCTCAGTAGAAACCAAATCGTTTGGGTAAATTTCTACCAAGCAAATACCGTTCATTTCACAGAAACGCATTTTTTTATCGTCTCTTTTTAACTGCTCTAAATATTTAGCGCGATTGCCGTGAAAGAATTTTATATATTTAGTATGCTGCTGACCTTGGACCTCTACCGCAATTTTTTTATTCGCATTGTAGAAATCAAATGACATTCTAGTGCCAACTAGTTTTAGCTCTTCAAAAACAATATCAGTTCTCCAATACGGTTGCAAAAACTCCTTTACAGAATACTGGAATTTACTCCTGCTTTTGCCAGTCCAATTGATCAGATATTTTTTAGGATTCTTTAGTTCGGCACTAGAACCAGTCAATGTTTTAAACTTCATTAGCGATAGCTTTTTTGAAATACGTAACTAAGAAATCACACAATGGCTTATTATTTTCGATATAAGAGAATAGCGCATCTTGTCCTTGCACTTTTTCAAATTTTTCGAAGTTATTTTCTTGAAGCAATTCATCAAATTCTTCAGTGGCTGAAATCCAAGAAGCTTTTCTGACCAAGAATTCCCACAGGAATAATAAGTCCACAACTTCTTTTTCGATCCAAACAGAGTTACCATTTGTGCGTCCATATTTAATTGGATAAGGAATGGTCAAGTTAGTCTTCTCGTTCGGAGATTTCTTGACTGTGACTTTCGCATAATGTCCAATTACAGGATTGTTTGTTGCATCGATTACTTTATCTGATGGATTTTTAAGGATCAGATCACCCTTGTATCTCGGTTCAAATTCCAAGATGAAGTTTGCAAAGTGCAGTAGAGCGTTGCCTCCAGTTGCGGAAGTTTGGCGAACAGGCGCTTTGGAGTATGGATCTAATTTAATGTCGGCACGAACCTGACTAATGAAAATTGCCAAGTGTCCTCGCTTTGCTAAAGCAATAGATAATCTCTTCATGAAATTCGCGGCAATAACTGCGCCACCAGCAACCTTGTTTGAATCTTCAAACCCTTTATCAAGATCTCCCTTGGAAATCAAACCGTCTACGGAATCCAGCAAGAAGAAGTAAACATTGCCCTCGTCATTCTTGGCTACAAGTTGGCGCATAGCATCGACAACAGTTTCGTAGATATTGCTTTCAAATACAAAGCACGTTCCTTCGACCCATTCCTCTGCACTGAATACAAAATTAACACCAGATCTTTCTCTCATTTCTTTAGAAAGACGACCTTCGGCTTTGATATAAAAACCTTTTGATTTGGGGGTATTTTCCAAAAAGTTCTTCATGAAAGAAAGCGCAGAACTTGTCTTTCCGCCTTCATTCATACCGCAAAATCGGTGAAGACCTGGCCCTAAACCGCCGCCCAAATGAAGATCTAATTGTAGCGATCCGCTGGATACCTTATAATCGATTTCTTGTTCGAAGTTGTAATGATCTTGAGAGTTTTGCTTCAAGAACGAACTGAGAATATCGCTTGATTTTTGAATTTCTTTTTCTTTAGTCTTGCTCATTTAAAAATTGTTTGATTGTTTTTGGTTGGCGTGGAACTTGAACGTCTTCACCAATCTTATCCCCAAGATTATAAGTTTCATAGCGGGAAAGATCAATAGAATAATTGAATGCTCGGAACTTTTGATCTAATGTTTCTTTGAGTTTATCGCAGACAATGTATGCGAGCGAATCAAACTTTCTGTCAAAAGACACGACGTTCATAAATTCCAGCGAATACCTTTCGCATAAATCGTTTAAAAATTTCATCTCTCGCATATAAAACATACGCTTGTCCCTCAAAGGAACAAGCGTTAGTCTAGCCAGAATGTGTTTTTTATTGATCTTAGATTTGGCCATGATACTCATTTATATCATGCTTTACCATTTTGTCAACAAGATTTTGGAAAGAAGTTTTTGGGCTCCAACCTAATTCTTCTCTGGCTTTTGTTGAATCTCCATACAGAATGTCAACTTCGGCTGGGCGATAGAACTTTTGATTGATTGACATCAATACTCTACCAGTTTCTTTTTGTAAGAACATTTCATCTAGTCCAGTGCCTTGCCAGTAACCTTCGATACCTGCTGCGGCAAATGCCAGTTCAACGAATTCGCGGATGCTATGAGTTTCATTAGAAGAAAGAACGTATTCTTCAATAAAAAGATGAAGTTTATCTTCTGCTACTTCGGTTGGCACTTGCCAGAATTTTTCTTGATTTAGCATTTTCCAAACACCATCAACGAAATCTTCCGCGTCACTCCAATCTCTCGTAGAATCAATATTGCCAAGCTCCAAAAGATCATAAGCTTCTGATGAATCTATTGCTTTTTTAATACGAGCAACAGCTTTAGTAATTTTTCTGGTTACGAATTCTTCGCCGCGACGAGTGCCTTCGTGATTGAAAAGCCATCCTTGAACAGCATACAAACCATATGACTCTCTGTAAACTTTTACAAGGTGCCTTGCTGAAGCTTTGGCTGCACCATAAGGACTTCGTGGACGCAATGGATGAGACTCTGACTGAGGAACAGTCACAACGTCTCCAAACTCCTCAGAAGAGCCAGCATTGTAATAGCGACAATTTGGCGCGAACTTGCGAATAGCTTCAAGTTGATAAAGAACTGCCATGCAGTTTGTGAGCATATGATTAGCTGGCATTGTCCAGCTATTTCCAACAAAAGAGTTCGCCGCAAAGTTGATAAAATAATCTGGCTTTTCTGTTCTGATTACTTCTTCGACATTTTGTGAGTCAGTGATGTCTAGATCAATGAGCTTGAATCTAGGGTTATTTTTTAAATGATCTATATTTTTATGATTGATCACGCTGAGTCTTCGCGCTCCAGCAATGATGATATGCTCCGTATTTTTCAAGAGATAATCAGCCATAAAGCTGCCATCTTGACCAGTTACTCCTGTAATGATTACTTTTTTCATATTTGAATATTTGATAAAATATAATCGCCGTTTTTACGAAAGAATTTGTTGTTTTTAATGAAATCTTGTGAAAAAAATCTTGGATTAATCCACCAGTCTTCAAAATATTCATTATCACTATGTGGAGTGCAAACATCTTCAGCCATTCTTACATATCCCATGGAATTTAATATTCTATAAGACTCTTCTTTTTGTAATAAATTATCATTCGATACATATAAATCATGCTCAAAAGTCAAAAATTTAAAACAAAAATCTTCAAATGGAAAATTTTTTAATGCTATTAAACTAGACGGCTCAATATCAATTGATAAATAGTCAATTTCTCTTGGGCAATTATTATCGATTAATATAGATTTTATGCTGACTTCTGGAATCATTGCATGAATAGATTTTCCCTTTCTATTTAGTTTAGAAAAAAAATGTCTATCTATATCGCCTTCTATCAAAATGCCATCCCACCCATTATATTCTAAATATAAACTATTACCGCCATTAGGATCGAAAAATCCATCACCAGCACCAATATCTACATAAAAGCCTTTATTAAATAACTTATATGCTACTTCATCTTGAAAAACTTGTGAATACATAGCTAATTATATTATTGAGATCTTTTCATTTCCATAATTAATTGAGAATTACATAATTGAATCACATTATTAGAATGTAAATCTCTAGAATATACAACATCTTCTTCATCTGCATGCTTTAAATGCTGGTTCCAAGGATTATTTAAAAACATTTGTTTAGATCCAAAAATACATGATCCCCCAATATAGCTATTGTCTGAGAAAGATTCATTTGGATCTTTATGTATTCCAGCATAAATACACCAAGTTAATCCTCTTTGACCATTATCAATAAATCCAACTGGACAAATAGCCATATTATCATTGATTGATATTTGTTTGATATTTTCAAAAAAAGAAAGCTGCGGACAAGTATCTGCGTGGAGAACTAAGCAATATTTTTTTGTTGATGCTAATACGCCAATATTTTTTTTATGGCAAATTAACTTCATAGAATCTAATCCAAGTTCATAAAATGGAATATATCTAAAATCATTTCTTATTATATTAGTGTGTCCAACAATAATTTTTTCGCAATCTATATTTTTTAATTTATCTAAAAATTCATTTAAATATAAATCTTCTTCTTCGGATACTCTTGTGATCCAAATTATGCTAATTTCATTTTCATTCATATTGTTTAAAATATTGAGATGTCTGTTCTATTAAATTATGAGGTATAAATTTATTTACAATCAAAAAAGAAGAAAATAAATTAACATCCATAGGAGTTCCCAAGCAAACATAGTTCTCAGAATCAAAATGAGTTATTTTTAATTTATCATCAATCATTTTATTATAAACCAAAGTGACATAAAACTCATTATTTACTTTTTCATTGCAATCTATCAATTGTTGAAAATATTTTTTGATATACGATCCCTTTTTAAAAAAGTAAATTCCTCCAGACGCAAACTCAGAATCTGGATCATTAGTGAAGTAAGATTTTTCTTTTATTTGTAATACATTTTCATCTTTAATTTTTAAATAAGCGAAATATTTATTATTAATTCTATGAGGATGAAAATTAGTATGAGAAACTAATGATCCATCAGATTGATTATTTCTTACAAAATCTATAAATTTTGATATATTCCATTTAATATATAAATCGCAATAAGAAATAAGAACTTCTTCTTCATCATTAATTAAATTAGAAACTTGTAAAACAGAAAAAACTGGACCATTTCTATGATCATCTATTTGAATAACTGAGCATTTATTAAATTTTTCAGATAAAATATTATTTATGCCATATTGCTCTACGTCAGATTTTTTTACAATAAAAATGTAATTTTTAAAATCCTCATCAGAATCTTCTCTGATTGAGTCTACAACATATTCAATAACCATTTTTTTATTAATTTCTATCAAAGGTTTTACTGTAAAACCTTCATCTAAAACTCTTTGACTATGACCAGATAATAAAATTACTTTTTTCATGAGAAATATTTAAGATAATGTTCTTTTTGATTAGCTGAAATTTGTTTACAATTTTCAACGTTTATTTTTTCTGTTCCAACATTAACATATACTTTGCTTCTTGGGATACAATAAATATTTCCATATTTATTCAGATCAAAACACATATTAACATGATCACAATGAATATCAGCATTCCATTCAACCTGATTGAATGCCCAAGACTCTACAATAGCGAAGCCGCCAAATGCAGACATACAAAGAATTGGCTTGCCAAGCTTCCAATCAAATTGGTCTTCTTTTTTGTATGAAGGGCAATCGGAAAAATAAATTCCAGAATTTCCATGCTTATCTCTAAATGGATAAACGTCATAGTAAGAATCTTCAGATAAACCAAAAGTATAATCAGGTATAGAC